CGACGGTCTAAACCCAAGTTGTGTAATCGTAGACGAAGCCGCACAAATAGTAGATAGGAACTCAATAGAGGTATTACATTCGGGTATGGTCGCAAGGCAAAATCCTTTGCGTATCTACATAACAACAGCCGCATTTACCAAAGAAACCAAATTCTTTGAAGATATGCAAATGTTTGAATCAATGCTAAATGGTGAAGCTACTGACAACCCTAAATGGTTTGGTTTGCTGTATGGCTTAGATATGCAAGACGATTGGAGAAATCCTGAAGTATGGCAAAAAGCCAATCCGATGCATGGCATATCTGTTTTTGAAGAAGCCATTGCAGAAAGGGCAAAAGAAGCAAGCCATAAACCTGCAACTCTTAATGAGTTCTTATGTAAGACCCTAAACATTTATGTAAGTGCAAATTCAGCGTGGATTGATAGAGGTCATTGGGATGATAAGGAAACATTAATTAAGCCTAGGGAAGATGAACCTGAAGCTGTATTTATTGGCTTTGATTTGGCGGCAACACGAGATTTAAACGCAGTATGCACATTGAAACGATATGGTGAAACTGACTTTGATGCTGAATTTAAGTTTTTCTTGCCTGAACAAGCATTAGAGTTAATTCCTAAACATTATTTGGACATCTTTAAGGTTGCCATTCAATCAGGCATATTAAAGCTAACTGATGGCAATGTGATGGATGATAGGGAAGTTTCGGAATATATATTACAGCAATGGCAAAAATATCCTAATCTGAAAGAGGTTGGATACGATGCCTATAATGCCGCATCATTAGTTGCACGATTACACGATGCCGGTATGCCTGTTAAGAAAGTTGGGCAGGGAATGGCAGTATTAAATAATCCATCTAAGTTTGTAGAAAAACTTATATTACAAAAACAAGTGAAACATGATGGAAACCCATTTGTAGGATGGCAACTTGGGAACTGTGAAGTTTACGAAGATGTGAATGGAAATATTAAAGTTCGTAAGAATGAAGCTGACAAATCTGCCAAGGTTGATGGTATTATTGCTTTAATTATCGCAATGCATTGTTCATTGGATAACCCATTTGTATCAAATAGTTTTGGATTCAGAAGTTTTTAATTAAGATTCGTTAGGAATGGAGTAAAAAAAATGAAAATGTTAGAGATTTTCAACAAGAAAAAATACGAAATTCCACAAGAACAAAAGCCTAAATTAACTGACGAATCCAATACATTATTTGGACAAACTCAGCTTGGTAACAATGTTATCTATCAAGGTAACAAAGGCAAGCAAACAATTTCAACACAGTTGTTGTATGTAACAACATCTAGTGCAACTGTTGCAGGTAGAACAGTTGATATGTCTGTTCTTGCTCGTAACTCAACCATTATGGCTTGTGTAGGTGTTATTGCAAGAGCAATGGCACAACTGCCTTTGAGTGTTATGTATGTGCAAGAAGATGGCACATTTGTTAATGCTTTGAAGTCTGATAAAACAGGCATAAGAGATAAAAACAAAGCACGACAAGTAACAAGTCTTTTGCAAAATCCAAACAACTTTCAAAGCAGTTATGAGTTTTGGTATCAGACTGCAATGTGGTTATCGTTATCAGGTGAAACATTTACGCTGTGGTGGAGAACTAAGCAAGATGACCCTAACGAAACACCAAAAGAGATGTATAACTTGGATGCCACTTTGATAACTGCTCAGATTAGTGAGCAAAGGTATCCAACTTATCGCATCAGCACACCTAGCTATGGTTTTAATAAAGATGAAAACCTGAATTACTACCAAGTAATGCACACAATGGAACAATCTTGGCAGGGTGCAGGTGGTTTTAATAAAGGTATTTTGGCAACAGAACTAGTAGGTTTAGACCAAGATATTGACCTTTACGCAAACTTTATTATGCAGAATGGTGCTAAACCATCAGGCATTTTTGCGACTTCTGTAAGTATTCCTGATGCTAAATACAAAGAAATTGCACAGCGAATCAAAGAAACTTGGAACTCTTTAACAGGTTCTCGTGACCAAGATTTAAGCAAACCCGGCCAAGGCATCCTGCTTGATAATGGTATGACATATCAGCCAATTGATATGTTGACATTGCAAGATGCTGATGCAAGAGAATTAAAACTACAAACCATGAAGCGTATTTGTGGATTATTTGGTGTTCCACCTGCAATGATTGGTATTCAAGACCAAAAATATAATAATACTCAAACTATGATGTCTGAGTTTTATAAATCCACAATGTCCCCTATGATTCGCAATTATGAACAAAAGTTAAAACAGCATTTATTAAAAGGTTACCCAAATTTGGTTATTAAATTTGACACCAAAGAGTTTTTATCAGGTGACCCAACAGACCAAATGAATTTAGCTGTTGCAGGTGTTAATGCAGGTATTATTACACCTAATGAAGCTCGTGAATATTTGAATATGGGCAATATTGAAGGTGGAGATGAATTAAAAGATGGCTCAAGCCAACAAAGTCCGATTGCAGGGACTTCTCCACAAGATACAGGGGGTGGTGGTGGAAATCAAAAAAATAAAATGAATATTGGACAGAAATGACATTTATTCCTACAATAAAAGATATATTCACTAGCCAATTAAAAAAGTTCGGTGATAAACTACCACAAAATAAAATCCCCTACAAGATAACAGACGATAATCAAGCTATTAACAATGGGGTGATAAATGAAAGACCTACAACTAATTTGCGAAGCAAAAGTAAGCCTAGGGAAGTCCGCAGACGAATCCCAAGAGAATGGGAAGATTGAAGCTAGGGTAACTACATGGGGTGCAAGAGAAGGTGCTGATGGTCGCAAATTCTTTTATAAGCCCGAAGGTTTTGCACAATGGGCAGATGAGTTTGCACAAAATGGCAAACCATTGCCAATGTTCTTAAATCATAATTCTGATGCAATGCCTTATGGTCAATGGAATGAATTTTCATTTGACGATGAAGGTATGACAGCAAAAGGTCAGTTGTTTATGAACACATCAATGGGTTCAGACCTTTACGAAATTCTAAAAGAATCTCCTAAGATGTTTGGTGGTGTATCAGTTGGTGCATACGCTGATGAATATCAATGGGTTAAAGAAGATGGTTCTGTAATGACAATGGGTACAGGTGATGCAGACGAAGATGGATATTTTCAAATCACTAAAGGTGGTTTGCGTGAAGTATCCGTAGTTATGTATCCTAATAATCCAGCCGCAGAAGTAATGAAACTGGAATGTTTTGATGCACAGGGTCATTTGAACCCACGAGCCTTTGAGGAAGTCTTGCGTGAGGCAGGAATCCGCAAAAAAGATGCGACCACCGCATCTTCCGTCCTCAAGAAACTCTTGGAATCGCGTGATGCGACCAAAGTGGTGATTGAGGTTGCCCCAAATCCGAGCGAGTCGGAAGCGGTGGTCGATGCTGATGCAATTCTGCGTGCTCTTGAAGAACGTGAGTTGCTGAAGGCTTTATCTAAACGTCTGAAAGGTTGAATCATGTCTGTGGAAAAAATCCTAGAGAAAGTGGACGCTATTGAAGCGTCTAATGTTGCCAAGATTGAAGAAATCAAGGCTGAAGCAGTTGCCAAAGTGGACGAGGCCAAAGCCGAATTCGCTGAGAAAGTGGCGGCTCTTGAGGCTCGCGTTTCTGAAATGGGCACAACCATCATTCGCGCTCCTCACAAGACCGTTCGCGGCGATGTGAACCGCAGTGTTCGTG